ACAGTCTCGGTGGAGAACGAACTTGGGCACCGCTTCTTGTCAGTGGTAGAAATACCAACGGCAAGTCTTGGGCTCAAGTTGTTCGAGATGCTAGTATACTCTTGCAAAGAGTATTCGAACACTTCGACCCTCAGGACATCATTCCACGGCACGGACCTGGAGTTGTCTCTACAAAAGAGACTCTCTGGGCTAAGTACCAATGGAGCAATGTGCCTGAACGTTTATCGCAGCAGTACCCCATTGATGCATATTTTTATGCATCTCTGAGTCACGTCTGCGATCGCCTCGATTCTCTTAAGAATCTTGGCACCGCGGAATCTCCGGCGCGAGTTTTACTCGTACCTAAAGATTCCAGAGGTCCGCGCTTGATATCATGTGAACCCTCATATAATATGTGGATTCAACAGGGTATCTTGCGTGCGATTGTTGAGCACTTGGAGTCACACCCTTTAACAAGGTATGGCATCCATTTCACTAATCAACAACCAAATCAGTTCGGGGCTCTATTAGGGTCCCTCACTGGTGAATACGCGACACTCGACCTTAATGAGGCGAGCGATCGTGTGTCGGTGGGGTTAGTTCGTCTGCTTTTTCCAAAAGCACTCTATAGTGCACTGGAATCATGCAGATCTTCATGTACTCAGTTGCCAAGTGGCGAGATTATAGAACTAAAGAAGTTCGCACCAATGGGGTCAGCAGTTTGCTTTCCCATATTGGCGTGCACCATTTGGTCCATTCTCGTCTCAGCAACTGACGATGCAAATACTCATGAGAGTATTTTGGTGTATGGCGATGACGTTATCGTACCCACGGCGCAAGCCGCGAACGCGATAGTGCTTCTCGAATCATTTGGTTTAAAAGTAAACCGTGATAAGAGTTGCTCCAGTGGATTCTTTAGAGAATCTTGTGGCGTTGATGCCTATAAAGGCGTTGACGTCACCCCTGTTCGTTTTCGAACAGTCTGGCGTTCATCTCATTGCCCGCATGTCTATAGTTCGTGGATTGCAACCGCAAACCACTTATACTCTAGACAATACTACGGCACCTGCAATCTTATTGCAGAGGAATTAATACGTATATACGGACCAATTCCTGACGCAAGCATGGCTTTGCCATGCCCAAGTCTTGCCTTCATATCGGAGTCCTACCGAGACATAAAATCACGTACAAGCCCA